TAATATTACCGGATGGCCGCGCCCGAAAAAAGCAGGTGGGCCCCATGATAGTCCGCGTCCGCAAAAGAAAGTGGTCCCCGCGCACGCATGTTTGTCGGCCAATAATAGTTGCGCCTTGAATGCTAGATATTGAGTTTTGACTTTAAATACTTCGTCACGAAGTAGTGRAGCGCGTCAAAATGTGGAATCCCGTTAGTTAACGATTTTCCGGAAACCCGTTCACGGTTTCCGTTCGATGCTTGCTGTTAAATACCTGTTACATCTGGAACAGGAATATGATCGCGGTACTGTCGGGGCGGAGTATATACGTGATCTAATAGGGGTGCTACGGTGTAAGAGTTATGGCGAAGCGACCAGGAGATATAATAATCTCAACACCCGTATCCAAGGTGCGGAGGAGGCTGAACTTCGACAGCCCATACACGAACCGTGTGGTTGCCCCTACTGTCCGCGTCACCAGAAGCAAAATATGGGCCAACAGGCCCATGTATCGGAAGCCCAAGATGTACAGGATGTATCGAAGCCCTGACGTCCCTAAGGGCTGTGAAGGCCCATGTAAGGTTCAGTCTTATGAACAGAGAGATGATGTTAAGCATACTGGTATAGTCCGATGTGTCAGTGAAGTTACGCGTGGGTCAGGCATTACCCATAGAGTTGGGAAGAGGTTGTGTGTGAAGTCCATATATATATTGGGCAAGATCTGGATGGATGAGAATATCAAGAAGCAAAATCATACGAACCATGTTATGTTTTTTCTCGTTCGAGATAGAAGGCCTTATGGGCCGAGTCCTCAAGATTTTGGACAAGTGTTCAACATGTTTGATAATGAACCTACGACTGCAACTGTGAAGAATGATTATAGGGACCGGTTTCAGGTGTTACGTAAATTCCATGCGACTGTAGTTGGTGGACCCTCAGGGATGAAGGAACAAGCTTTGGTTAAGAGGTTTTTTAGGATCAATAATCATATAGTGTATAATCATCAGGAACAGGCCAAGTATGAGAATCATACCGAGAATGCGTTGTTATTGTATATGGCATGTACACATGCCTCAAATCCTGTGTACGCTACGCTTAAAATACGCATCTATTTCTATGATGCAGTGACAAATTAATAAATATTAAATTTGATTGCATGATCTTGGGATACAGATAGGGTTCCCACAAAAACTACATTCAATACATGATGCACTGCATCTATTACAGTTGAAATCGAAATAACACCTAAATTAGTGAGATATTTCATGACTTGTGTCCTAAAGGTTCTGAAGAAACGCCAAGTCTGAGGATGTAAACGAGTCCAGATCCGGAAGTTGAGAAAACACTTGTGCATCCCCAGTGCTTGCCTCAGGTTGTAGTTGAACCGAATCTGGACATCTATTATGTCGTGAGTCATGTTGAACGGCATGCTGTCGTGGTTGAGGATTGTGAAATATAGGGGATTTGGAATCTCCCAGATAAAGGCGCCACTCCTCCATTGAAGAGCACCAATGTCTTCCCCTGTGCGTAAATCCATGGTTGTGACAATTAATGCTGCGATAGATGGAACAGCCACAAGTTAGGTCGATGCGTCGACGTCTAGGTGCTCTGAGCTTAGCTTGCCTGTGCCTGGCTTTGATCGGTGGAGGAGAAGAGTGGCTCTGTGAGGGAGATGAAGAGCGCATTCTTGATTGCCCAATTCTTGAGATTGGAATTCTTGTCCTCGTCTAGGTATTCTTTATAGGACGAATTGGGGCCCGGATTGCATAAGAAGATGGTGGGAATCCCACCTTTAATTTGAATGGGCTTTCCGTATTTTGTGTTTGATTGCCAATCTCGTTGGGCCCCCATGAATTCTTTGAAATGCTTTAGATAATGCGGGTCTACGTCGTCAATGACGTTGTACCATGCGTCGTTTGAATATATCTTGGGAGACAGATCCAGGTGTCCACATAGATAGTTATGTGGGCCCAGAGATCGGGCCCACATCGTCTTCCCGGTTCGGCTATCACCTTCGAGAACAATACTGATCGGTCTCCATGGCCGCGCAGCGGGACGGCATATATTTTCGGATACCCATACTTCTATTTCCTCTGGGACTTGCGTAAATGAGGATGATAAGAACGGACTAACGTAAGTTTGTGGCGGAGCCTGGAAGATTCGATCCGCGTTAGCAGATATGTTATGGAACTGTAAAAAAAAGGACTTTGGATCCTTTTCTTTGATAATTTGAAGAGCTTCTGATTTAGAAGAAGCATTCAACGCTTCTGCATATACCTGAGCTAAATGCTGGCCCTCCCCCCTGGCACTTCTGGCATCGACTTGGAAAATTCCATCGTCAAGAAATTCCCCTCCCTTTTCAATGTAAGCCTTGACATCGGACGATGATTTAGCTCCCTGAATGTTCGGATGGAAATGTGTTGATCGGGATGGGGAAATGAGATCGAAGAATCTGGGGTTGGTACATTGGAACTTGCCTTCGAATTGGATGAGAACATGGAGATGAGGCACCCCATCCTGATGTAGTTCTCTGCAAACCCTAATGAATTTGATATTCGTCGGGTAAGAAATGGCTTTTAATTGGGAAAGGGCCTCTTCCTTTGCTAAGGAGCATCGGGGATAGGTTATGAAATAATTTTTGGCATTTATTTGAAAACGACCGGCTCTCGGCATATTGGCTGTCGTTTTGTATCGGGGGACACTCAAAACTCCAGGGGAACGGTGGAATGGGGGGCAATATATATGATGTCCCCCAATGGCATATGTGTAAATAGGTAGACTTCCATTCAAAATTTGAATTGCGAATATTGGCGGCCATCCGAT